TCTTGCATAGAAAGGTCTACACCGTTGTTATAAGCTATGTAAGCTAGGTCAGCCAGCTTCTTATTGATATAGGTAGACTTAGGTAATTGACCTGCTTCAATGGCTTTTGAGATCTCATTAGTAATCTCAATAGCAGCTTCGTCTTCCAATCTCTTTTGCTCAGAAGCCCTACGTTCGTCTTCTAATGCTTGCTTTTCTTGTAATAGAGCTTCATATCTACGCTTAGTTTCCTCATATTCTATTTGCTCTGGAGTCTTTTGACTCTCTTCTAAGTCCTCTTTAAGGATGGCTTCAGCTAGTTGTCTCTTTTGTTCTTTTGAGAAATTGAACTCCGGATTCATAATGATAGACATTGGATCTTTATTGAATTGTTCTAGGAACTCATTAACGTCAGATTGAATTTCTTGTAACTGTTTTGCAGTTATAGCTCTTTCCTGAAATGCGGAATTTGCTGCCGCTTCTAGTTGTAAAGCTCTCTGTAGTCTTGCTGTGTCATTTAGGTCTATTTTTACCTTACTTTCCTTACCATTAACCTTAATATCGAATTCTCTTTCTAGCTTCTCTAACGCTTTTTGTTGAGCTTGAGTTGGCTGTTCTGATACTACTTGTTCTACAGGTTCTGGGTTAGCTTCAGTTTCAATTACAGGTGTTTCTGATACTTCTGACATAATTATTTTCCTTTACTTATTAAACTAAGAAGTGTTATTACTTCTTGTATTAGTTTGTTTTTAGTAGCAGCTAGAGAACATTTCCAACCTCTACTTTTTTTATATTCATTAATTTTACGTATTGATTCTTTCTGATTATCTACTGATTCTTTGCTTCTCTTTACTCCAGTAAGAGATTTTCTAATTTTTTCTATTCTTTGAGCTTCTGTTTCAGGATTCTTTATTCTATTTTTAAAGGAGTTTATTCTTTTATTTATAGTTTCTTGACTTTGTTTTCTATTTTTAGAAGTTTGAGATAGTTTTTTACGAGTTTCATCTGAGATTGGACCTTTATTCAAATTAGCTAATCTAAGTTTTTCCTTTACTTCAGGAGTCATAGGTCTATATACAGAATTATACTTGGCTAATGCTTCTCTAGTAGTAGTAGGCATTGTTTTTCCGGTTCTAGACTTACTCATTTTCTTCTTAGAAAGTTCCGAATGTTTAAATCCACCACTCCCACCTGTTAGTAAATTATACCCCTTCAAAGGATTATTTGAATCTAACTGAGATATCCAGTGTTGTTCTTTTTTATTTAATTCGTCAATTGAATTTGCTGTATCTATTACTTCTATAGTAAATGCTTTTTTACCATACTTTTGAATAGCATTACGTAAATGATTGCAATTACTACGTTTACAGCAATGACCGTGCCATCTATCTTTTAATTTAACTGTGGTTTGACCGATATAAACTTTTCCATTTATTCGGTTTGTGATTTTGTATATTATCATAATCTCTTATATTGCATCCTATAAAGGGTAGCTCAAAGTTGTACGTCGAATTATTTCGGTAGTACTTTATGTATCTATTTATATTTGTTATTATTCGCCTTTACCTGAATTCCTTCCATCGTTATAGCGTCTTCTTTTTTCCATTTCTTCTTGCTCTCTCATATTGAATAGTTTTTCTTCATTACCTCTGTCTTCAGATTCACCAGAAGCTAATTCTCCAGTACTAGCTAATGCTCGTTTAGGATTCATATCAGGTTCTCCACCTAATTCTTTAATCATAGGCTTAACAATACTTTGAGCTTCTTTTTTTGCTCTTAAACGTGCTATTTCTTTTTCAAGTACATCGCTATCTAAAGCTTCTTGTAATGGTTTACCTAAATGTGATATTGGTAAAGTACTATCAGCTAACTCCCCTACTGTATTTATTGCTTTAGCTGAAGCACTACCGGGAGATAACAATCCAGTTCCAACACCTAACGCTCCAAGAAGTAGTCCGAACTTTCCACCAGATTTAAGACCTTTTAAATTCTTAGCAGCTTTATAAGCATCATCAGCTTGAGATGTTATAGTACTAGGTTTTGGTGGAGCATCTACATCAAAACCAGCTTTTTTTAGTTTCTCTATAAGTTGATCATCACTAGATATAACAGCATCAGGAGTGATAGCTTTAGGAGCCTCTACTGGAATGTCTAACTTCTTTTTAAGAGAGTCAAATATTCCTTCTTTACCTAATCCCGATTGTTTAGCCATATCAGGCATATTTTTCTGAGATAACTCTGGAGAAATAGTTCCACCTTTAATTTTGATAGACTTACCTTGATTCATCTTTTGTAAATCATCACCTAGTTCATCAACTAATCTAGATCTCTTATCGTTAGCTATATTTCTAGCTTGACGTATCTGATCTGGAGTAGCTCCCTTTTTTTTCAGATTTAACTCCACTTCTGCTGCCATTGTGTTAACTCTGTCTAGTTCTGTTTTTAATAATTTTCTATCAGCCATAATGTTACCTCATCTTATTTAGTAATTGTTTATATCTATTGTTTCGTTTTTCTTGGTTATCACCAGAATCAATGTCATCATACATAGATTCCAATACTTCTTGTTCTATTGGTGTACTCTTTTTTAAGTTTTTATATCTGCGTACTTGCTCGTCTCTATCTCGTATCATTGCATTTTCAGCAATATGATCTCCAACATTTTCTGAATCAGCAGCTTCAGCTCCTAAGGCAATAGCTCCCCCGGCAGCAGTTGCTGCAGCTTTAGCGAGTATAGGTGTAATTCCTCTTACGTTTTTAAGTCCACCTTTAATGATGTTAATTAAATTGTCAAATTCAAAGTTTCTATTAAAGTGATGTTTATCTATTAATTGTTTACCTAGTTGTACTGGGGTTTTCTTTTGCGTAGCTTCGTCTGGAAATCTTAAACTTTTTTCATCGAATGGTTTAGGTCTATAGTATCTTAAGTCTTTATTAGCCAATATTTGCATACTTTCAGGTTTATTCTTAATCATGTAGTCTAATGCTTTTTTTACACGATCTTTCTCTTTTGCTATATCTGGATCTTTATCATCTAATTTTAATAAATGATCATACTTAGCTTTTGCTAACCTTACAGCATCATCATAGTTGTGACCAAATTCATGCAAATCCACTCCCATTCTATGAGTTAGTGGGAAGTCTGGATCATCTTTTAAAGTTATTCCATAATCGTGACTTTCTCCTAATCTTTTAAAATTAGGATCTACTCTTATTTCATTTCTTAAATCATCAAAACTTAGAAGATGAGGGTCGTTTAAGTTTGATTTTATACTAGAACGTACCTCAGGCATACCTTTGTACGCAACGTCTCTTATTTTCTCAGCACGTTCTACTGTACTAAGTTTACTAAGATCACCTAATTCGTCTTCAACTCTAGTACCAATACCCATAGTAGCTAAATCTTTAGCAAGATGAGCTTTATGAAAAGGTTCTGTTAATTCAGATTGTCTTACTAGTTTATTTATAACTTCATCTACATCATTAGGATTATCAATACGTTCTTGTATATCTTGTACCATAGTTGGTATTTTTTCATTCATTTGATTTAAAATATCAGCATATCTATTTCTTGCCATAATCTTACATATATCCTATTGCTTAGGTGCATTTGTTGTTGGTAATTCTTCAAAAGGTGCTGGAGGTGTTGCTGGCTCTGGTATTCCCGGTAGTTGTTGACCTAAAGATTGTTGAGAACCTTCGGCTACTTGAGCTATAGGAGATTGTCCTGCAGAGTTCTGTTGTGGAGCATTTACTTCTGGAGCCGGAGCAGGTGCAGGTACTGGATCTGGAGGTAATTGCTGTTGATTAGTCGCTTGTAATACATTAGGCTTACCATTTGTAGCCATGTCTAAATGTTCTTGTATGTGAGCGAATATAACTGCAGATCTCTCTTCGTCATTTCTAATATCAATATCGTTAAGGATGATTCTATGTCTTAGAATATGTTCCTTATGATCATCTATGATTAAAGCTACCACTGGAGTTCCAGCTGTAAGACGTTCATTCTCTTGTTGAATAAGATTAGATTGATCTACTGGACTTTCTAACATACCGTCTAGCCTTCCTGTATTAATAACTTGAGCGTACTGCTGAATAGAGAATTCTTCTGGTTTCATTTGCATTAACTGCTCAGCCATTTGAACTCGTCCAGCTGTAGTTCTAGCTAGAGGATTACCTACATCTACAATAACTCTATTAATACTAGAGATATCTGAACCTTTAAATTGAATTAAGTTCGCTTTATTATTCACACCTACAATAGAAGCGACTCTTGGAGTTGTTGCATAGTCTTGTAGTATTTCAAGAACTGCTACACCTAAGTCTTCAATTAATTGTACATATTGATTTTGTAGTCCTGATTGAAATTGAATAGCCATAGACTGAACTAGAGCTAATGAGTTTCCTGATCTTAAGTTTTGTGCAGGATCAGGAGTACCTCTGGTTACTGAGTTAATACCTGATAGCTGTTCCATTTTACCTTCTAGTATAGAAAGTAGTTGGTATGTCTCAGGAGATGTCCCCAATAAGTTTAGAGTTTCAGGTTTTTCTGTAGATTGAAGAACATTTAGTCCTCCACCTAAATTAGTAACGTCAATATTCGATCCAGTCTTAACCCAGATATTCTGAGTTGAGAATGCAATATTGTTAGACATAATAGAAGAGTACAAGTGGTTAATACCTTCTTGTAATGGTAATAGGTCAAATAGACTAGAATATCCAAAAGGAGTTCCCATTATTTGATTAGGGCTAATTCTGAACAAAGGAATGCGTCTATATGGCAAAGCCATGTCGCTTAATATAATTTCTTCAGACAAAAATACAAGCTCTCTACCTCGTGGCATAGCATCTGTTTTCTTGTGGTACATAGTCCACACTTCAACTTCGTCAGATTTAGATTTTCTGAACATTTGCAGAGTGTATCTATTTTTCTCATCTTTAGTGTCTAGAGCTAATATCTTATCTTCTAGTTCAGGGTACTTTGCGGCTAAATCGAATTTATTCTTATATGTTCTAACCATAATCCAGTCGTGGTTAGTATCTTCTCTATTGATATCAAATATGACATTGAACGGATCGATGTTCGTAAACTTCAAATCACCTTCGTATAGCTTTTCTCCAGTTTCATCATCTTCATCTAAAATAGGTCCAGTTGTTGAATCCCATTCTAATTTTACATATCCTGCACCTAATACAATTCCCATCTCTACAGCTTGATTAATATAACGCTCAAGTCTCTTTTCACGCATATAATAATCTAGTAAGCCGTTAGCTAGGGTAACTTGTGCAGTACTCTTATAATCGGTATTTGCGGCTCTAGCTTCCATTGAAGGTCTACTTGCTAGAGTCATAACTTTCATATGTTCAGCTAAGTTACGAACGTGGTTTACTGGTAATTGTGCTAACTCACCTTGCTCACCAGAAAAGGTAATAGCATGTCCTGAAGTAGCATCTCCGAATAAACATCCATGATATACGGAATAACAGTTTCTCAGTTTTTCTAAATAACCATTAGTTTGCAATACATTAGACCAGTCAGTAGCTTTGTCCAATAGAACTTCAGCGGCATCCTTTCCATCTCTTGCTGCAAAATACGTTAATTTATTAGACATAGTAATTCCTATTTTTTAAATCCTGTCCGTTTAAAGAAGTCACCAAGTTTAAAAGGTGGTTTCTTTACAGGAGCCGGTTGTTGTACAACTGGTTGGACTGGCTTTATCTGTGCTTGGTTTTGGTTAATTGGATTTGTCTGTACTGGTGCTGCCGGTTGTGCCGGTTGATTCATAGGTCCAGCACTAGGATTAATAGGCTCTGCCTGTGGTATTGGATTTGGAGCTGGTTGTTGTACAGGTTGATTATGTGTCAATATATTAGGCTGAACATACTGCATAGAGACGTTAGCTTCTGGGGATTGGATTTGTGGCATGGGTTCAACATTTGGTGCTACGTTAGGCTGAACTACGTTTAAGCTTGGATCTACTTGCTGATACGAATTATTAAGTTCGTCTTTCGGTTTTACCATCGGTTTTAGTACATTAGCCATATTGAATTAACCCTCTATTATTATTTGTTTAATTCTTCTTAATTCCAAACATATTAATGAGGTGATCTTCAAAAGAGGTTCCTCCTGAGTTTGATATTCTCATATGGGAATCCCCACCTAACATTCCATACCCTTTTGGATATGGGTTACGTGAAAACGCTACGTTACGTATCATATATGCTAAAGCATCGACTAAATCGTAGTGACCTCCATCCAGAGATCTCTCATAATCTGTCTTATTTTTATTCCAAGTTGCATTTTTTAGATGAAATAACAACTGCTTACACCTTGGATGGATGATAATACGCTCATCTGATATCATTATACGAATCTGGTTTAACCATGCATGTTTGTTATCTTTAGCTGTAGCTACAAACGATAGGTTATGTGCTATATTTAGGTCATTTAGTAAAATTAGATTATTGTTATCAGCCACTCGGAGGTAGGGTTTCTTAAGATTCCATAGGTTAGACTCAGTGCTCTTTATAGAAGCCGCTAAATTCGAGGTAGTAAAGGTCTTCCCCTTAAAGGTAGCCTCATCTTCTATTACAAGCTTCCCTGTAATAAAATCATAATATCCATATAATACAGCAGTAAAGTCTTTTCCACCGATATCCATAGAAACATAAGGATCGAAGTATGGAGGTCTTTTAACTTCTTTTGTTATACCAGCCAAAGCCTCTTCGTTAGCTTCTGGGATTACAGCATGATCTTCATCGGTTATCATAATATTGAGATACTCACGCTTGAAGTCTACAGTATCATATCCTCCAACCTCGTCAGCAAATACATCAATATCTTCTTTAGTATATCTATCACATTCAAATATGTTTCTCTTAACTAATGTACCGTCAAACTCAGCCTTCTTTATAAAGTCATAGTATTCATGACCTTGGGACTTTGGAAGAGTTGATATTAGAATCATCGGTCCTCTAGTCGTATTCAGCTTAGGTCGTAGAACTGATCTAATACCGTACTTAAGATCGTTCATAAATCCGCACTCATCTACGATAACTATGTGAGCTTTCGGACCACGGGCAGATTCTATCTCTTCTGCGTTAAAGCCATACAATTCTAGTTTACTTTTTGTTGTCGGGAATATATAAGAAGATGAATCTCGGTCAAATCTAGGCTTCATTTCTTGAGGACAGTCTACAAACATATCATCGAATGTTTGTTTAACGATTTTCTTACCTTGTTTTAATCTGGGAGCTACATAACATACCGTAATGTTCTTACGAGTTATAAGTTCCTCTACCGCATATCCTAATGCTCCCCAAGATTTACCACCTTGACGACAATATACAACTACGTGAGTTCTTCTGTTATTGTTTTTAATTTGATCACGAACGTATTTCTGATTATTATCTAATAGGAAATCAGTAATTCTACCTTTCTCCCAAAGTATCTTACGTGCTTCATGTCTACTTATTACTAAAGGATTACTGTTCTGTTGGTTCATCTGCTACCTGTAAAGCAGCTTGTAATAACTGCTCAATCGATTTAGGTGCTTCTTTCTTTGATTGTTTTTTTACATCTTCTGGAGTTTTACCACGGATTAACATTAAGGATTTTACGTAAATCTCAAATGCTTTAATCTCGTTGAATTCTAACGGTGCTGATTTTGCTGCTGTGTATAATCTATTAATCTCAAGTTTACACAATTCTTCTTCGTTTGACGCAACAGATATTGGACTAGCGTTAAATTTAGTTATCTGTTCTAAATGGTTTAGCTTATCTTGAGCTTTCTGGAGTTCTTGCTGCAAAGCAAGATTAGTGGCTACTAGTTTATCTGCGAACTCTCGTAGTTCGGTTATTTTCATTTTATCTATATCCATTATCTTTTACCTGTAAAGTTTAACGCAGCTTTAACACCTTCTGCAGCATTACGTGTCTTTTCAATTTGATCAGCCAAATAAGCATACTTAGCTGCATTAGCTTCTTTTTCCTTATTAACTTGGTCTACTACATCATTAGATACTTGCTTAATTACAAGATACTTATTACTGAACATATATGCTAATAAAGCTATTAGACATATCGCATCAGCGAAAGAACCAGATAAGGCTATAATTCTAAAGACAAAAAGGCATACTAATATGAAGATAAAATCATAATTTTTCACGTTTACATCCTATGTTAAAAAAGAGATTCTGTGTTAATCGCTTGTTTAAGTTATACCCCAAAAGGGACTATCGAACTTACATCATCTC